CCCACTACGCGAGTTCGCCCGAGCCCAGCCAAGCTGACCTTGCGGCGTGTGAAGCGTCTGGTCTCCCGTGGTTGATCGTGAGCTACCCGCTGGGCACGCACAAGGTCATTGAGCCCTCGGGTTACGTGGCACCACTCCTCGGTCGTAAGTTCGTTCACGGCGTGTTCGATTGCTACTCCATCATCCGTGACTACTACCGTCAGGAGTTGGGTATTGATCTGCGTGAGTACCAGCGCGACGAGCATTGGTGGCGAAAGGGCGAGGACATGTACATGAACAACTTTGCCCGCGAGGGGTTCACCAGCGTGCCGATTGAAACGATCCAGAAGCATGACCTGGTGCTGATGCAGTGCCGGTCAGACGTGGTGAACCACGCCGCGATATACGTTGGCGACATGCAGATTCTCCAACACCTCGAAGGACGCTTGAGTTCCCGCGATGTCTATGGCGGGTACTGGCAGAAGTCCACGGCTCTGGTCATAAGACATGAGGCGCTACATGAAAAAGATTGAACTCCACGGGGATATGGGCAAGAAGTTTGGCGCGAGCTTTGATCTGGACGTGAAGAACCCCGCTGAAGCGATCCGCGCTCTGTGCTATATGATCCCCGGATTCAGGCAGTACCTCGAAGCGAAGTCTGAGCCGGGGTTCTTCATTCGCGTGGGTGAGGGCTACCGATCCGAGGAAGACCTTGACCACCCCTCGTCCAAAGTCGAGACCATAAGGCTGATCCCGGCTATCGCCGGGGCCAGCGCCGTGGGCCGGGTTATTCTTGGTGTGGTGATCCTCGCCACTGTGTTTTTTACAGGCGGATTGGCAGCGGGTGGATGGGCTACAGCGGCGGGCGCGGCGGGAGGTCTGGTCGGTAGCGTTGTTATCGGTATAGGTGTGTCGCTGATCATGGGTGGCATCGCTGAACTCCTTGCCCCATCCCCACCAAAGATGAAACTGAACACAGCCCCGGAAGCGACCCCGAGCTATTTGTTCGATGGTCCCGTGAACACCGTGGGCTCGGGCTACTCCGTTTCCGTGGGTTATGGTGAATTGATCGTGGGCTCCCACGTGGTCAGTGCCGAGCTGTACTCTGTGAAGGCATGATATGACAAATGAAATAGTTATCGCGGGCTCGGGTGGCGGC